TAACTGTTTCTGGCTCTGGTTCACTTGGGGCCAAAATAGTAGTCGTTGGCTTAAAGTCAGTTCGGCCAGTGTATGCGCCGCCCTCGCCAACTGTTCCCATAATCCTGCCGGACGGGTCAGTGACTGCCTTTTCACCAGCAACCAACTTTTCAAGAGTTGTTGTAGCCATCTTTTTACCGGCAATATTTAGAATATTCATTGCTGCCGTACCAACGCCAGGAACCTTAACTTCACCGGCTGGAAGCTGGCCTACGTTAATACGCTTGGCTAAGTCGCCAAGGCCTTCAGTGGTAACGTCCGTTCTGCCAGCTAAAGCTCCTACTACTTTTCCACGGTATGCTTCAACTTCTTTTGGCGTTGCACCCTTTGGAGCGCCTGTAGCTCCTATCGTTGCTGAAACTGCGCCAGGGCTAATTCCACCAGGAACCATTGATGTGGTTGTCTTGATAGTAGCGCCAGTAGGTGTGTATTTAACACCCACTTCCTTTAGCTTTTCTGCGGCAGGTACACCCTTGCTAACCATGCCCGGCTGTGCGCCAATTTTAGGCGCTGGCCTTACTGTTGGCTTGCTTATTACATCTGGCGCTCGTGTAACAGGTTTTGGTGCGGGTTTAGGCGCGGGCATCGGCGCAGGTTTAGGCGCTGCGGGCTGTGGTTTCGGTGCAGCAATAACATCAGGAACCTTCGGTGCAGGCTTTGGCGCTGTAGGCTTAGGAGCAGGCTTAGGTGCTGCGGGTTGTGGTTTTGGCGCCGATATAACGTCTGGTGCTCGTGTAACAGGTTTCGGTGCAGGCTTAACTGCAACTGGCTTCGGTGCTGGCTTTGGTGCAGCCGGTTGAGGCTTCGGTGCAGCAATAACATCCGGCACTCGTGGTGCCGGCGCAGGTTTAGGTGCCGGCTTCGGTGCGGGTTTGGGAGCAGGCTTAGGCGCTGGCTTGGGAGGAGCGCTATCACCTCTACCGCCACCAGTCACAACAGGTGGTGGAGTTGGCCTTGTTACTGCCACAGGAGGCTGTTTAGTTCTGCCTCTTTCTACTCCGCGATTTCTGTCACGGCCACCGCCGCCACCGCCGCCGCCGCCGCCGCCTCCACCTGAACCCATTTTAATTCTCCTTCAACTTATGAAAGCCTAGCTTCCCAGACTCAGTTCGTAACCAATAGCAGTCACTATAGCCCATTTCTATAAAAATGTCTTTCAAAGACCTAAAGCCCTCTAATATACCCCGCTTGCCCCCAAAACAGATAAAATCAATAATCCAAGGACTATCGCCATCACCACGCCAAGCGGCAGGTGGGAACTGATTTGTTTCCAAATATTCATCAATATGTTTCTTCTCAGGAAACGCCCAGGTTGCAAACAAGTACGGCACACCTTCAGCATCAACACCAAAAATGTAATTGCCCATAGACAAGGGCGGGTCAATATACGTCATGCGCTCAACGCGACTGTAACCCATATGATACGGGCTGTGTTGCATCATTAAATGCGCAGTGTCGTAATGGAAATCGTTATTTATCATCATAGCGTGAAAGGATTGTACTCCATTTGTGCAACCGATTGCGGAGGCTTTGTAAGGCGCTGTCGATTTTCGAGGCCAACAGCAAGATACCTAAACGCATCTGCTGCATGACTTGTGAAATCATGCCTCGGATGGTCTCTAAACATTTTTCTACGCTCATCCCATTCCTGCCTGTATTGACGCAACATCTCAATGCCCGTCACACACTTATCTCTGTCAAAGTAGCATTTAGGTAATAACATACGCGCAGCATTAATGCCATCCGCTACCTTCATCTTAGGAACTACCTTAAATCTTAATCCAAGCGTTGCAGCAGTCTCCAACCTCGACTTGCCACTGCCAAGCTCACGCACCTCAATGTCATGCGGAGCCAAGTGGTCGCCATAAGTGTAATCCTTCCTATTTATAACATCAGCGTAATGGTCGAGGCCTACACCACCGTTTTCGTAATAATCAATCACATTAACCGCGCCGCCACGGAACACCTGAGCAAACCAAATGGCTGTTGAGTCGTTCACGCCTAAATCCCAAGCCGTATGCACCGGATAGGCTGGGTCATACGGAACCCGCGTAATGCGCCCCTCATCATCAGCCTCAGCCATTAACTTGCCGTAATACGCCCCAATGATTGCCGCCGTAAAGGAACACTCGTACTCCTGCTCATACTGCTCAGGCGTCATTTGCGCACGAGCAGCATCCAGCTCAACTTCCTTCACCAGCCCACTCTCGCTGGCCTTCACAACCTTCCAGTACCACTGGTCGGAACCGTTCTCCATCTCTGAACGGGCTTGCTCCAAAAGGTCAAAAAAATGATTATGTCCGGCTGGGGTGCCAAGAAAAATAGCCGCACCCTCTCTGTCAGACAGGGCCGGTCTTACAACCTCCCCCCATACCCTCGGATTCTGCATACCAAATTCATCGAAGATAGCCATATCCAGATAAATACCGCGCAAGGCATCAGGGTTCTCGGCAGACAACAGCATCAGCCTGCCGCCATTAGGAAAGTCTACCCTGAGTTCAGTCTCATTAAACGAAACGCCAGGAATGACAGAGGCATAATATTTCACATAATCCCAAGCAATCCGCTTGGCCTGCGTAAAAGTAGGCGCAATGAACGCAACTCTGGGCCTCGGCAGCTCACAAGTAAGAGCGTGCTTAATAAGATGATTAACTGCAAATACAGTCTTGCCAAAGCGCCTGTGCATCACTAAGACATTCCAGCGCTTCAAGCTGCTGTGCATCTCAGCTTGGAGCGCACGAGGCTTGTATGGAATCTTTACGTTCATCAGCTTTCCCACATGATGCGAATACCGCCATCAGTTACCTCAACGCCAGCCTTGTTCTTCTGCTCACCATAGCGCTCAGGGATAATCTTCTGCACCTTCCAGCGAACATGATGCGCATAATCACGCAACACATGCGGGTCATAGTCCTTCACCTTGTTCAAAGCATCATCATACAGCTTATCAAGCTCCTCAAGAGCCTTTTCAGCACTGTACTGCTGGGCAATGCGCACAGAAGCATCTAGCTCAGGATTGTTCTTCATACGCTTGTACAGCGCCTGCCTCGTAATGCCTGCGTTCTTGCAAGCATCGACCATCGTATGTCCGTCAGCAAGGTCGCTGAGTATCTGATGCGTGGTGTACTTCGTTAGCTTAGTCATAGTCTCTCCTAGCTGTGTGTGGTGCAGGGGCAATTAACACATATATAGCAGGGCCGGTCTGTCTGGGTGTGCCGGTATTAATAAGCATCCCCCTATACCATGCATGTTCTGTGTTTCCTGGCAGGAAACTTTGTTGCCTGGCTTGTTGCTCCGTGATAGGCTGGCCGCTGCAATGCTGCGGGGAACGTGACAACGTGTTGTGTGTTGTGAGATATGTCCCAACCCATTCCCTAGCAATGTTTCCAATGCTTTATAATATATACACCAGCTCGCGTTGCTGTAAACTTTTTTTCTTTTTTGTGCTTTTTTCTCTTGACCATGCGGCAATGCTTGCCTATATGTGAATTATCAACAACGCAATTTGGGAGTATTGCACCATGACACACCAAGAAATAGCAGACCAACTAAAAGACATTGTTGTCAAACAATGCGCCAAACAACCGGAAGACCGCGACTGGTTCGTTGCCATTGACGAACTGATTGACGAACTGGAAAAGCAGGAGGGCTAAACCATGTATTACACAGTAACATACGCCATTGATAGCTTGGACACTTGCCCGACTGTTAAAACGTTCGACTGCGTCTATGAGGCGCAGGACTGGATAGCTGGTGAAGTACAACGGCGTGTTGAACACGCAGTCTCTCATTCACCATACGCTTTGACAGAGGCCGACATTGAGGCATTGGAGGAAGCTGAATATTCACTTGTGCGGATAAGCTAGGCCGAAACCTTGCCCGATAATGTCGGGCTTGGTCTACCGGTGAGGCCGGTACTGACGAGGCCGTCAGAAACGCCATATAGGAGGGATAAACAATGGCAACAGTACGCAACATGACAGGACGCACAGGCCGTCCAGTAGCTAATCAATTCATCATCGACACACCGGAAGCGCAGTTTTTCCAAAGCTACCGCACAGTCATTGCCAAGCGTTGCAATGACACCGGAGCGGTCACACTGGATAGTCGCGCATGGGATTACAGCACAACAACCGGAAAATACCGCAATCAGTTTCTTGGCATGAACAAGGCCGAAACTGAAAAGCTGATTAAATCCGGCGCAATCAAGCTGGCAAATTTAAACTAGGGAGGCAGTGATGACTGAACAAACAACAGAGATATGCGCCAATATTCTGTTCATCATAGTTATGGGCCTAGTCATATGGGGCTTAATGGGGGCCGAAGCGTGGCTCTGGCAGCTATTCGCCTATTTTATCGGCCTATAAAGGCCACTGACAGGCTTTAACCGCTTGGCGGGTGTAATACCACCCGTCAGGCATTACCGCCCGCTAACGGGCTTTATACGGAGGATATGACATGAAAAAGTACACCGTGACGATTATCGGGCTGGTAGAGCGCACGATAACAGTCGAGGCAGATAACCTAGAACACGCAGAACATGCCGCAGAACGCGAATGGGCCGCATTGACAGGCGGCATCATTCAAACAGCTGAAGCATCAACCGCCATAGAGGAAGCAGAATAAAGGCATGGGCCAGCAATGGCCCTGCCCCTGCATAGCTTGCCGCATGGCGGCAGTCTATGCGGTGGCACGGTGTCACCGATAACGCCATAACCATAGGAGGGTTGTACAATGGCAAAAGTAGGAAGACCAAAGAAGATTGAAAAAATGCAGCCTTGGGAGCGCAAAGAACACGAGCGCAAAGAGGCAATGAAGCATCTAACAGCGGAGCAGTTACAAGCTATCAATGAGACACGCGAGACATTGGGCAAGTTTGTAGACCAATGGACAGAGACATTTGACATATATGACCCAGACGTCCCGCGCTTGTTGCAATCCGCTTTCTGGGCATTGTCTGGGCAATTCCCGCGAGACTAGCAGAGAAAGGGGCGGCGCAGTGTCGCCCCTGGCTGCCTGACAGAGAGGAAACATAGATATGACCTATGAAGTACGCATAACAAAGCATTGGAGCGGTAAAACATTCAATGTTGACCTAGTATCGTTTGACCGGCGAGGCAGTGGCATCGCACACGGTAAGGCGTTCAACGTATCGGAGAAAGAGGCATTGAAAGAGGCGCAACGTATGTGTGACCTCTATTCAGCCACACTCATAGCAGAACATCAGGAGGCATAGAGATGTACGCAGTATTTTACACACTGAAATTTGAAGCTGGTGTCAGCGGAGAACCGACAAGCAAGGACACCTATCAAATAGTAAAGAGCAGAGAGGATGCACAGGCTATGTTGCAGCAGGTGCAGACTATCAGCGCGGAGAACTTCTATTGCGGAGGCATAGGCCGCATCGAGGAGGCAACAGAGCCGCATTGGATGAACAGTGAGCCGATGGGCTTGGAGGACTAGCTATGGAACAAAAAGATTATGCGGTGACAATCCGCGCATCCCTTACAAAGACAATTCACGTCAAAGCTGACAGCATAGAAGATGCAGAGAGGAAGGCTCACGAGATGTTCACAACCGTGGTTGATGAATGGCCTGAAACATATGAGCAGGACACCGTGTCAACGAAGTGGGCAGATTGGAGCGAATAATGACAGGTAAAGATTTCAGAGAAAGGCGCGAGTTCCTTGGCTACTCACAAGTTGAGTTTGCCAAGAAGCTGGGCCTGTCACCGCGCACCATCCGGTACTATGAATCAGAACAGGTGCCAATCAA